ATTTTTTGGATAATTTAATTGTTTATTCTATCTCTCTCCTTCCCTTTCTTTATGTAAATGTAGGTGTAACTAACTACCACTTAGACGTTTTTTTAACGCTTATTTTGGGTCCTTGCCCGCGTTTCTTAGCACTATTGGGGTCATAAGCATCATCTTCATCGTCCGAATTTAAATCTTTGGATAAATCCCAAAATTCTTTTGACCCTAATTTGAAATCGGCGTGATGTTGGGCCTTATACCAAAATATTTGGTCATGCAGTTTATTAGATTTGGAATTATTATTAATAACTAAACATTCAAAATTTTCAGTGCATTGGTCCATGACTTGGCAAAACGATTCAAAGGTAGGAAACATACCCGCATAATTTTCCCAAATGCGTTTACGATTGGCAATATACGGTTCACGCAAGATAAATACATAATCAATATTCGTACGTAAATTAGGCGGAATACCCAGCGGATACTGCATTGTAATAATAAGCATAATTTTCCAGTGCCGCCCATTCATAAAAAGCAGTCGCATCATTTTATCTTTTGTCCAGGTGGCATCATACAAACAATCGTCTAAAATAACAAAAGCACGAGGATCAATATTACAGCGCCGAAATTGTTCCATTTCTTTTTTCACTTGTTTTAAAACTGTTTTTTGTCGTTTAAGAATATTTTCAATGATAGATGTATTGTATTCTTCGTGAATAAAGAGTTTTGGGACGTGCGAACTGTAAAACCCGTTTCCTGCTTCCGTTCCAGAAATAACTGTTCCTATAGGAATATCTTGATGATGAAATAATAAATCTCTTACTAAATAACTTTTACCTGTATCACGACGACCAATTAAAACAACGACAGGACCTTTATTTTCATCGGGTTTAAAACTAATGTGTCGCATATCAAATTTTTTTAATTCTAACGTCATCTAATGTTTAAATTGCTTTTAGAAAATAAAGAAAACGATAAACCGCATCCGCATCCGCATACAACAGTAACTATATAAAATAGTAATGAGTTAAAAAACAATTAAATTATATATAATACAAGTAATAATGGAGTTTAACTACAGAAAAGATGATAATCATAGATTATTCAAGAGTTTAGAGGAAAATTCTTCATTTGGTATTGAGAAACCTCAAAATTATATTCCTCTTTATAGCTGTTACTTTTCATTAACACCAAATAACCACAAACATATTGGCCTAAATAATCCATTACGCTTAGAATCTCTTATTTCACAAGAAACCAATAATGTTTTTGAGTGTAATATTAAAAACGATATTTCTAAAGATATTGAGAAGAAAAAAACATATTTAAAATTTAGTCCTTTATTGGATCCTTTGAAATATTTACTAGGTAAATATGATATTGAAAATAAAAATTTATTTAATTTACCCACGATTGAATCAACGTCAACTATAGATTCAACAACTATAGATTCAACAACTATAGATTCAACAACTATAGATTCTTCTAGTTGCAATATTACTAACTGTAACCCGAAAGTAAACCATTATAATAATACTGCTTATGTTGATAGTTTTTTTACATATTTAACAAGCCAGTTAAATCATAAACATGGTTTTGTAAATGGCGTAGATTTTTATGGTTCTTTCTTGGCAATAAAAAATGATTTCCGAATTAATATTATTGATGATATTGATTATCTAAATGATTCTGGGTTTTTCAGAAAAAACAATAAAGTTCTCTATGAATTAGAACATATTGATGTAGACAGTTTAAACACAGATACACGGAATTATAGAAAGAAAATTGTGATAGAGGGTAATGATCATCTAGGGGAAGAAGATAAGGATAAGGATACTCTTGTATTAAATTTATCCGATATTTGTGATTTAAATGAAATAGACACGATTGTTTTGCAAGAAATGAATAATGAACAAAATAATATTAAAGATATTAGTGAATTTGAATTATCATCGGTTGATATTGAATCAACACTAAATAATGATAAGGAAAATGTAAAAACAAAATTGCAAAGTGAGACAAGTTCTTGTTCTTCCCGAACATCAAATACATCTGGTTCTTTAAATGAAACGAATAATAATAACGGAGACAGTGATGATAATAATAACGAAGGTAGTGATGATAGTGATAGTGATAATGAAAATGACAGTGATGAATGCGATGATGATAGTGTTGAGTATGATACTATTAAGAACGATAAAAATGATAATGATTTTGAAGATTGCAGTGATAGTGAAGGAGAAGATGACGAACTTATTGCCAAAATTAAATCATTCCCTGTTCAAGTTATCTCTCTTGAACATTGTGAAAATACACTAGATGATTTAATGAATAATGGTGATATTACTGATGAACTATGGAATTCTATTGTTATGCAAATCACGTTAAGTTTAATTACCTTTCAAAATGCATTTCATTTGACGCATAATGATTTACATACAAACAATATTATGTATATTGAAACTGATACAAAGTTTTTATACTATAAAATAAATCATGTTTATTATAAAGTGCCAACCTATGGTAAAATTTATAAAATTATAGATTTTGGTAGAGCAATTTACAAGTTTCGTGGTCAAACCTTGTGTAGTGATAGTTTTGCAAAAGATGGTGATGCCGCAACTCAATACAATTGTGAACCTTATTTTAATAATAAAAAACCGAGATTAGAACCTAGTTATAGTTTTGATTTGTGTCGCTTAGGATGTGCGTTGTATGACTATTTGGTGGATGAACCCAAAACGAAAATAACGCAAATTATGTTAGAATGGGTGAAGGATGATAAGGGACGTAATATACTCTATAAGAAAAATGGTGATGAACGTTATCCTGATTTTAAATTGTATAAAATGATTGCGCGGACAGTAAGCAAACATACGCCAATGAATGTGTTACAAAATTCTTACTTTGATAAATTTATTATCCGAAAGAAAGATATTAAAAAAAATACTAAAATTATGGATATTGACAGTATTCCTTGTTATGTGTGAGTATCAGATGAATTAATTCTAGATTACTTTTGTAAATATATTAAATGATATATATATACAAAACCAACTAATGTGTTTTTCGGAAACACAATCATATATAAACACTGTTCTTTTGGTAATGGGTGGATTATACGTTTACCCCAACTATAGATTATCCATCCCGTTAATATTTTTGGCGTTTAAAGATTTAATTCAAGGACTATTATATCATTATCATTCTAAAAATAATGAAAAATCTAAAAATATATTGACCTCTTTTTCTTGGATACATATTTGTTTTCAACCTTTATTTGTAAATATTTTCATGTCTCATTTTAGTAAAGAAAATATATATTATTGGAATTCTATATTTATTATTTCCTTTTTATATGGGTTGTATGCTTTAACAACATTAAATGAATTTGATATACAAAATGATCCCGATTGTATAAAGAAAAATGAAAAAAATGATTTTTGTTCCACACATACGACATCATATATGGGTAAATATCATATTGCCTATAAATTTAGTCAGGATAAAGAAAGTTTATTGTATTCTTCTATTTATCCAATTCTTATGTTTGTTCCAGCACTTTTTACAAAATCTAGAATATTGGGTATTATCTGGGCAGTATTTGTTGGTAGTATATATCTATTTTTAAATACTATTGGCGATGGTGAACAAGCCGCGATATGGTGCTTTTTATCAATACTATGCTCTTTACCAATGGCCATATTTCATAAAAGGGTATCAAAATTATTATTTTAAACCATTTTACATTTCACTCTCCTCACACTATTTTATATAGAGTAAATATATGAATCATGAAACACTCGCACAATAATCACAATAATCACACTATGACTATGAATCATTATACTATCATGTTTTTTATTATGATTTTATCCGGGTTATTATCTACAATGAATATGTGGGTAGATAAATATGACGATATAAGATTTAGTATGAATGATGCGTATATGATTTTGTTAATGACTGGATGGATGTTTTTGTTTATGGGGATTGTCTATAAAGACAATAATGTTATTTTAATAGGCATTACATTGGTAGCCATCACTATATATTGCATTAGACATCAGGTTTTAATAACCGAAACTCAATATAAGTTGGGTATGATACCGCATCATTCTATGGCAATTCATATGAGTAAAAAATTAGTAGAAAAAGAAAATAGTATCCCCGCCTTTATTCAAAGTATAATAAAAACACAAGAGGATGAAATCTTGTTTTTGAAAAAGTAAGTAAAAAAATACATTAAAAATACAAAATAAAAAAGTCCGAAGACCCCTTTTCTTTTTTTTTAAATCGTTTATTCGTTTATTCGTTTATTCGTTTATTCGTTTATTCGTTTATTCGTCATACAAGACGCGTTCCACACAGTCCATTGCCGTTTCTGTTAACGACAGTTCGTCGCCGATTGCCCGCATTGCATCCGCTGTAGTCAACTTGCTCCACCCGGTCGTGATATGGTTTTCCATTATATTGATGGAAATGCTCATTTTTTCAAGTTTTTGTTCGTTTATATAATTCTGGTAGGCCACCCGCATGATGCGCTTGTCATTGTTGCTGAGGCGTTGCTCTTTGTTTTCCATTGCAACCCAAAACCACGGGTCATCGTAAACAACTCGTGCATCGCCGTTGTTGAAAATGCGTTGCTGAAAGTTGTATGCAATGATGTTGTCATACCATGCACTGAAATACACAATCGCTTTATACATTGGGTGCCCGCGACGCCGGCTTTCGCCTTTCATATGAATCATATTTACCTTATATACTCTACCTAGATGCTGACGATCAAATATGTCAATCATCTGCTGCTCGTCAACATATTGGGGGAAGACGCGTGGAATGGTCAGCGAAAGACCCTGCTTCACGTCATACGTCTTTGAATCTTGGTTGGTGGAACTCATTTTAAGTTTTAAAATACGTTCGTTCGTTCGGTTACTGTTCTTTGTTCGTTTGTTTGTTTTTGGGGGGTGTTGATAGGTAAGTATACACACAAAAGTATTTCAATTTTTTGGAAACTTATTATACTTGTGTAATAAGTTTCGATTTTTATAAACTATAAATTTCATTAAAAAAGTGTTAGACAACACTCTCTTTTTGTTTTTTTTATATTCGTTTATTCGTTTATTCGTTTATTCGTTTATTCGTTTATTCGTTTATTCGTTTATATAGTCCTTTAGAGGCGGCTTTGTAATTCCAAGTAGTCTAAAATGTCTTTGTTTTTTTCAAATGTTTCTCCTTCCAGTGTGCATACATTAAACACCGTGTCGTCAAAGTAATGCCAGTATTGAATTGGCGTAACATTGTTGTCTCGGCCTGGTTGAATGATGTCGTGGGTTTTAACGTAGGCAGGCACAAGTGCTTTCACGACACGTTCGCTCTCGTATAAAATGTCGTGCCAGCAACGTTGATGGTTGTCTAGATAACGCTCACGTTCGCCTGAAATCGCAATCGCCAGCAGTTGTTTTTCTAACCCCTCATCCACAAAGAGTTCTACTAACTGGTCGTTGTAGTTACCTATCGCATCGTATTGGGTATACAACGCGTGATTGGTGTAGGTGTAAACAAACCACAAGACGTTTGCGAAATCAATACAACGGGATACGGTTGACCGAAACGCGTGAAGGCCGACGTTATCCTTGGTTGCCAGGAAATTCATCACCTTCTCAACTGCAATAAACAGTTTTTCTTTTTCACGTGCCTGTAACGCCTGGTCTTCGTCGTATTTAAAAGCGTAATCATAGTTATCGGCACTACGCAGACCGGGCATTTTCATGATGTCTTCACTCACATTGGACAAAATGAAGTCAAGGCATCTGTGATAGTCCTCGTATTTTTCCTTTTGAATGAAATCAAGACCCGCGCTATTCACGTAATTGTAAATTGCATCCGGTAATTCAATTGGATTTTCAAAGAAATGCACGACATCGTCCACCTCAAGACACCAGCAACCTGCCTGACAGATTAGACCAAACAGGTCATCATATCGTTTGCAATGGACGCCCTCATTCGGCAGTGTGTAGTAGTAGACTTTGTAACCCTCATTCTTTTCTTGTGCAATAATATCACACATTTCTTTGGAAATGGGTTCAAGTTCTCGTAACACCCCCGTGTCACTGTCGTAGTGAATCACCCCTGCTTTTGTCCATCCATCCTCAAACTTGGTGGGCGCATGGAACGTGTCATTCCCGTTAAAGATACAGTGGTTATTCACCACCGAATTTGACCAGAAGGTGAAGAGACGCGAGTTGCGTGTGATTGGATTGATTGGTTCAAACGCACTGAACAAATGTTCACCAATGGCGGTATCCAGAAACTTTCCACACATTCCAAGTGGTTCAATGCCTTTGTTGGTGGCGACTAACCACGTGTAGTGAAACCCACACATACTTACTTTTACTTCTTCGTCGGGGTAACGTCCCGCTTTCATAGTTAGGCGCATGAAAATAACCGTTCGGTCTTTCACGTCATTTACGGAACAACATCCGTAATCGGCAGCGGCACACCCATTTTGGGCGGCAATATCGGCGGCGGCGTCTTCTTGGTTTTGGTTTTGGTTTTCGTTTTGATTCATTTTGAATAATTCAAATAACACAACTTGGTTTTCGTTGGGTAAGGGTTGCTTAGAATATACACGACAAAAAGTAATTCAATTTTTTGTCGTTTATCATAAAAAGTGTTGTATTTTTTGTGGGTTTCGATTTTAGTTGGTTAATTAAAACCCAGGCACATCCGTAAATACATTTGTTACCGTTTTAATAACGGATTCAGTCGGCATAAATTCGCTTATAATATATAACCCAACCATTGCGCTTAAATAAACAATAAGAGTATCGCGTATTAATTCCTTAACTTCTTTTTTATCCTTTTTAATCATTCGCATTTCTACAAATTTCATTAATAGGTAAATAAATGCAATAATACCTGAATGTATAATATATTTTTCCATATATTTATAAAAATAATTATTGTATGTTTTCATAACGCATTAGTTTATACTAAAATAAATATAAAATAATATAAAAACATAAACTATAAAAAAACATAAACTATAAAAAAACATAAACTATAAAAAAAACATAAACTATAAAAAAAACATAAACTATAAAAAAAACATAAACTATAAAAAAATTTAAGTCAAAATTTCAAAATCTAATATCGGTGGAGCTAATTCAACTGTTGAAGATTTATTCAAATCATTTACATCAATTACATCTAATTTGACATTTTCCCCAATAACTAAACGTTCGCTTTCATCATTATCGTCGTCGTCGTCAGTGCCTTTATTAAAGTTAGAAGAGTTGCGCTCTTTTTCTAATTTTTCTAAATTTTCATCATCCTTTGAAACGGTGACAATCGATTCTTTACCAGTTTCGTCTAAAACTTTATCATTATCCGAAAATGAAAGTTTTCCAGTTTGATTATTTACAAAATCAGTAGTTTGTTTATATTCTTCAATGGTTGCTTTTGTAAGTGGGGTGATTGCGGTAGTTGTAGGTGTCATAGACGCTTCACTATTTTTCTTATTTTCAGAAATAGGTGTAGTTGATGTCGTTTCTTCTTTTACTGGAGGGACTTCCGCATCAGGTAATGGTTCTTCTACTTCTTTTACTTCTACATCTTGTTCCTCCGTTTCATCCATATAAGATCGTAATATATGTTCTACCGGAACACTGTCACGAACCGTATTCAAAATGCATTCTTTGACAATAAATTCAAGTTCACGGTTATTTTTCTGAACTTGGAGTGGTTGTATATTTTTTTCAAATAAATAAATATTCATATACATCTTACGTGCAATGTAAATATAAATTTTATGAATAAAATCACTTACGGATGGAATATTAATATCTATTTTTTTTTGTTTACTACCAACACGGACACACGTTAATGCCTTCAACTGTATAATATGCACACATGTAACTAAATCTTCTAAATAAGAACAGCCCGATGTTTCAATGATGCGGTCTCGCTCGGCATCAATAATTGTTTGATTCCATTTGGGGACGCGAGTAAGAAAATTTTGGAAAGTCATCAAGTATTTATCATTTTCATTATTATCTTTACATAATTTAACCGCTTCATCAAAAATAGATTTTAATCCTTGCGTTACGCTAGGTGTCAAAATATTCAACAAACGAGCACACCATTCATTTTTTGATTCAGTTAAACTACTAACAGAAAAATCATCCATATTTACATAAATGATATATTTTCTAAATCGTATTCAGAACGTAATAATATGAAATTTAAAATAAATAATATAAATAACTTTTCATTTCTAAAATCATTCTTAACTTTATTAAATAAAAGTATCATTTGATATTTATGAATTGGCATAAATTCATCACTATTTTCTAAATAAGAAATAATATCTAATCCACTATAGCCTTTTTCGTATAAATCATGAGTCATAGATGTTAATTTAATTGTTGTATT